CTCTGGTGGTAGATATTCTGCACAAATTCTTGATAAAATTTTAAATTCCATACGCATTGCGTAGTAACAACGCTTATGAACACCACTCATAACTCTAGAACCACGTTCTAAGAGAGCTATTGTCGTTCCTACAGCCCTATTTTGAGTGTCATTACCTATCGCTGTATCAGTTATTGCAGCAAATTTTTGTCCTGCTTGTACTACAAAACCTAATAATTGAAATAATGTTGTGCTCGGTTCTGAAAAAGGTAAATTAAAAAATTGATCTCTTATGTTTCCACCTGGTGCATCAACGTCTCTAAACTCTCCAGGTTGAATTGGTTGATCATCATCACGTACTCTTATACCTCTAGACTTAAATCCAGCAGGTAAATTTTTCAAAGTACCAGCATCTATCAATTGTCTTAATGCAACTGTAGCAGCTCTCGATAAACCACCTATCATATGAATTAAACCAAAGCCATAAAACCCTAATCCAGGTAAAAACTTGTAATGAACAAAATATTCTATTCTTGTATAGTTAGGATCATCTAATCTATAGTTTCTGTATATCGATAAGATCTCTCCTGAACCTTCATCAACTGTAACTATGTATGGAATCTTAATTGCTTTTTTAGATTTTTTATCAAAGTTTTCATAATCGTCTAAATTTAAATCAACATGCATTTCTAAAACTGTATGAATGTAATCTGTAAAGTTAGGTTTCAATCCATCCAGTTGATCTATCTTTTGTTGTAAATCTGTTTGCTCTACTTGTGGTTTTGGTAATTCAATATCTCTATAAAAACCTGCAGCCATTTTTTTATTTAAATCGTTTTCACTCATTTTAATTATGTGAGTGATTCTACCTGCATCTTTTAAATCTGATGCGTAGTAAGGAACTACTAAATCCTCAGCTGGTACAAATTTTGAAACTGGTCTTCCTAATAACTCATCGTAATAAACTTTTTTAAATGTAGATCCTGACAACG